CGAAGTATCTGAGCTCGATCAAGTACAGATTAACGCTTGGGTGTGCGGAAACGAAGTCCTTCGCTGTGTACTTAACCCCTTCACACCTGCACGTATTCCTTACTCTGCATTCCCGTACGAAGTAAACCCATATCAAATCTGGGGTGTTGGTGTTGCTGAGAACATGGAAGATGCACAGATGTTGATGAACGGCCACATTCGTATGGCAATCGACAACTTGGCTCTTGCTGGTAACCTTGTATTTGACGTGGACGAAGCGAGTCTTGTCCCCGGTCAGAACTTCGACATTTACCCCGGTAAAGTATTCCGACGTCAATCTGGCGTCACGGGAACAGCGATTAACGCGCAGAAGTTCCCTAATACTGCACCTGAAAACATCCAAATGTATCAGATTGCTCGCCAGTTATCCGATGAAGAAACAGGCATTCCAAGCATCATGCATGGTCAAACAGGTGTCACCGGCACAGGCCGTACCGCATCTGGCTTATCTATGCTGTTAAGTTCAGGCAACTTGTCTATCAAGACAGTAATCAAAAACATTGACGACTACTTGCTTAAGCCACTTGGTGAAGCATTCTTCCAGTGGAATATGCAGTACAACGAGACAGCACCAGAAATTGTGGGCGATCTCGAGATCAAGCCACGTGGTACGTCAGCAGTGATGCAAAAAGAAGTAAGAACACAGCGTCTGACTACCCTCTTGCAAACTGTTTCAAACCCAATGCTTGCACCGTTTATCAAGATTCCAAACCTCATCAAAGAACTCGCTATCTCTCAGGACATTGACCCTGAACAGCTTGTCAACGACATGAACGAAGCGCAAATCTACGCTGAAATGTTAAAAGGACTCCAGAATGCTCAACAAGGAACAGGCCCAGAAGGTAGCCCCGCTGGTCAACAACCCGCAGGCATGGGAGAGCCTAACAGCGTACCTGATGGATCTGCACCAAGTGACGCTTCGGGGGTTGGTAACGGCACAATCGGAACGGGAAATGTTCCAGTTGCAGGGGAGGATGGTTTTACTGGAAACACTCCTCAACCTCAAGAATAATCATAAAAATGTCATAGAGGCAGGGAATGAATCTCGATCCTTATAACGATGATCCCGTATACAACGCTATTCGTGCATCTGCGCGATCAAAACGGCTTCAGCGTCAAGCAGAGCAAGCACGTGCGTTGTCTGTCGCCCAAACAATCCCTGACATAGGAGGCGGAGAAGCGGAGGCTCCCGGTCAAGACACAGGTATTTCCATACGGGGCCCTGTTACTTCCGTAACTCCGGCAAACGTACCGACCCCGACTCCTACGTACGGGATGACACGTGAGTACGGCATGGCTAACCGCGTTGGTGAAGCCATCGGATCAAACATTAACCCTATCGCGGCGTCTATTGCGTTTGAAACGGTAGCCCCCCTAAAAGGTGCGGCAATCGGTGTTGCAATTGACTCTGCTTTGGGAGATGCCCCCGGCTATCTTTCTCAACCTTCTCGTGAGGGCGTCCGTACTCAAGTAAGTGGATTTGACGCAACAAAAACGTACGGGCAATTTCCTGACGGTCGTGTTGCAGAAGTAACAGCAGAAGACATTGCAACAGGCGGGTTTAGATCAATTACTGCCGCTGAAGCAAATCGACTTAACCCAACGGGGTACATCGGGGCTGATCCTCGTACACCACTTGGTGCTGTAGGTCTGGGGTTGCAGACCCTTGCTACGTCAGCGGTACCGTTTGCCGGAATGATGTTCGGTAAGACGGTCACATCACCAATTGGTACTCCGATGGCGATGGGGTCGGGTCCGTTTGGACCAATGGTGCACGACCGCATGTACGAAACACACGGTAACATGGTCAATGGGATTCCCGGTAATTTTGGGATGCGGATCGGTGACCGGTACGTTACGTACAACGCAAACCCTCAGTACATGGGAGGAAAGGTAGGAGAATTTTTAGGCATCAAGCAGGCGATGACTGCCGGCATGAACATGCCTACAGAACAGTTCCAACGTCTTTACGGTGCACGTGCAGGGTATGATTACCGTTCAGTAGACTGGGAAAACTCAAAACCGGGAGAGCTAAAAGGCGATCCACTACAAGGGTTTGTATCGGGACGAGGCGGGTTTACCAAAGATGGGCAGTTCCTCGACTCGCAAGGACGCCTTAGCTCGAACATGACGATGGGTGAACTTAACTCGTACACAGAAAGTGCGGTTAGGTCTGGTGCACAGACTGCGGAGCAGGTAGCGACAGAACTCGAACGAAAGTCGCGGATGGTTGCAGGCGATTTGTTCTTTGGCGCGGCACGTCAAAAAACGTACGCAGAAGCGGCGGCGAATGTTCGTGAACAGGCACAAAGAGCGGTAGAACAAACACAAGCGGCGTACCCCGGAATGGGCATGACTCGTCCTTCAGCGGCAAACGTCCCTGTAGGTAGTGTGGCCGATGCCCTTCTTTCTGGTATTACAGGACCAAAAGACATTGCAGGACTTGAGTCATTGGGTATTGACGTCGGGTTTGGTCTCACGGATACGGGTTACGTAGACACCCTGCCGGGCTATGTGACGGTTGGTGCAGATTCAATGTACGGAAGTAACACAGGGTGGCGAACAGACCCTGTTACAGGCAACCGCTACAACTTCAACCTTGATCCGCCAAGCAAAGCAGTTCCCGGAGAAGTGTACTTTGACGATGGGGGCAGTACGTACGGCGGAGGCGGAGGCTGGTCTGGAGACGATCAGTCAGGCAGTGACTGGGGCGGAAATGATAGTGGAGAATCCGCAGGTGCAGAAGCTTCGGGATCTCCGGGGACAGACAACGATACTGCTGATGCGGACTCTATGGACAGCGGCTGGGCTCGCGGTGGTTTTGTCACAAAGAAAGCAGACGGCGGCCCCGTCGAACAAGCTGGCGTTGGTCCTGTAGGCTTTGTAAACGGCAAAGCCCCTGAAGAAGTGTCTGAGCAAAAAGCCATTGCAGATGACGTCGAAGGGCAAGTTCCAGAAGGTACTTTTGTGTTGAATGCCCCTGCTGTCGAACGTGCAGGATCATCTGACGTACGCAAGATGTTAGTAAAAGCAATCGCAGAAGCTGAAGCACAAGGTATTGACTTGTCTGCACAAGGTGGTACAATGGATAGCGAGGAAGCTGTATCTGTTGCAGTATCAGAAGGTGAGGTTCTTATACCCCCTGTCCTCGCAAGAATTATTGGATACGACCGTCTCGAAAAGATGAATAAACGAGGCGAAGCTGAAGTCCAAAAACGTCAACAAGAATCTGAGGCTAGTCCTCAAGAACCTCAAATAGCTTACGCAAAACTGGGCGGGTTTATCTCCCAACCTGCTTAGTCTCAATTTTTTCGCAACGGCTACCCCATTTCGATGGGCCCCGTGAACAACAACCTACGGCTACCCTCAGCCATGAGGCCCCGTGAGATAGGAGAATAAAATGGCAAAACCAAAAGGGCATCGCGCTAATAAAGCAAACGACAGCTTCGGAACTGTAAACAACGATAACCTCTACAGAGGCAGATACAGGGACGATGTCTATCAGGATGATGACGAAGAAACAGTAGTTGCTGAGGACCCCTCACAAGAAGAGGCTACTCCTGAGAAACAAGAAAGTTTCGCAGAACCTAAAGAAGGTTCGGATACAGACTACAAAAAGCGGTACGACGACTTAAAGCGTCACTACGACTCAAAGCTCGATGAGTGGAAGCAAGAACGTGAAGAACTTGCTAGCGCGCAACAAGCCGGTCGTGACAGTGGTCTTTCTGTCTCAGAACTTCCTAAGACCCCAGAGGACTTAGCTGAGTTCAAGAAGAACTACCCTGACGTATACGCAATTGTTGAAACTGTATCGTCACTTCAAGCGGAAAGTCGTTTGAAGGAGCTCAAGACTGAGGTAGAAACCCTCAAAGGTCGAGAGAAAGAGTTGGAAGTACAATCAGCGTACAAAGAGTTGCTGAACGCACACTCTGACTTTAATGATCTCAAGACTAACGAGAAGTTCTTGATGTGGCTCGATGAGCAACCGTCTTCTATTGCAGACGGCATCTACAAGAACAATACCGATTCTAAGTGGGCTATCCGCGTCGTTGATTTATATAAAGCAGATACTGGTACAAAAACTAAGACTACCAGATCTAAAGATGTCGACCCCGCCGCTGTGGTATCGAGGGCAACCTCGAAAGACGTGGTGGGAGAAGCTGGATCAGACAAACGTGTTTGGAAAGCTTCGGAAATCGGCAAAATGAAGCCGTGGGAATTCGAGAAAATGGAACAAGAACTCGATGCCGCACGTGCAGAAGGCCGAATTGATTACTCCCAATAACTAACCTAACTATCTCATAAGGAAGTACAACAATGGCTTTTGGAAGCGCATCAGGATATACCAACCTGCCAAATGGTAACTTTACTCCAGAAATCTTTTCCCAAAAGGTTCTGAAGTTTTTCCGTCGTGCATCTGTCGTAGAAGACATCACCAACACTGATTACGCTGGTGAAATCGAAAACTACGGTGACACTGTACGTATCATCAAAGAGCCAACAATCACTGTCTCTGCTTATTCTCGTGGTGCTACTGTATCTCCACAAGATTTGGCAGACGATCAGATCACAATGGTTGTTGACCAAGCAAACGCATTCGCGTTCAAGATCGACGACATTGAAGAGCGTCAGTCACACGTTAACTTTGAAGCGTTGGCAACTTCTTCAGGTGCTTACTCTTTGAAGCGTAAGTACGACGCAAACGTACTCGACGCAATGGCGACAAGCGCAGGTATTACTTCTGAGTCTGGGGCATCTGTTCAGCAGGTCACTGGCTTAGGTACCCTTGCTACACCTGTTGACTTGAACACTGCTGGTGCTGACGGCGACACTGCTGTTAACTTGATCCTCAAGATGGCACGTGCGTTGGACGACCAGTCTATCCCAGAAGAAAATCGTTTCTTCGTTGCACCACCACAGTTCTACGAAGTACTTTTCTCAGCGGGCTCTAAGTTCGCCGAAGTACAGGTAACTGGCGATCAGACTTCACCACTCCGTAATGGTTTGGTAATGGCTGGCAACATTGCTGGTATGAACTGCTACAAGACAACTGCATTGAATGATTCTGGTACAGACATCATTACTTTGACAGGTCTCGGTGCAGGTGAAAATGCGATCATCGCGGGTCACATGTCTTCTACAGCAACTGCTTCACACATTGCGAAGACAGAAGTTGTACGTGACACTGGCACGTTCGCTGACATCGTACGTGGTCTTCACGTGTTTGGCCGCAAGGTCTTACGCCCAGAAGGTCTGGTACGTGGCGTAGTAACTTTCGCCTAAGTTAAGTTGGGGCCTTCGGGCCCCTTCTTTACGTGAACATCTTACGGGGTGTTGACATAAAGAATTTCATAATATAAAATCCGATCAAGCCCGCC